TCAACCCACCCGACGTGTCAGCCAAAGCAGAGAAGTTAGGATGAACCGCCAAACAACCAGCCGACATAGCTTCAATAAGTGACCTGCACGAAGTTTCCGGCCAGATACAAGGATATGCAAAGATGTGGGCTTTTTGGTATGCGGCACGTACTGTCTCCTGATCTGCCCAACCATGATAGTTGATTTGTGGATGTTCGTTCATCTTATCGAAGAGAGGCTTGTATGCCTCGTCACGGCCTTCCCAACCTGGGCCATAGATTCCGAAGGAAGAGAAGACGTCTAGCTCGATGTTTGGATATTTCTCGGCGAGAGCGCAAAAGACAGGAACCAGAATCTCCAATCCACGATGAGGTGTGGACGTATAAATGAGACGTATCTTGTCCTTTGGCTTGTCAACGAGTGGAATAGGCTCGATGCCTGTTTCGATAACTGTTGAATGATTGCTATATGGAACTCCAAGGTAGTCACGATACTGTTGATACTGCCAGTTAGAGCTGAAGACCAACTTTTGGAAGCGAGCTCGAGAAGCTGGATCTTGAAGGTGTGAAGCCTCCGGATCGCCGGCAAGGTCGTGTAGATGATAGATCTTAATTCGGTTAGGATCAAGGTCGCGGACGCGAGCAGTGACAATTTGGACACCATCGAGTTCATCACGAGTAAGTCGGTTGAAGAGACCTCGAGTGGTAAGTTCTGTTCCACCGTTCGATTCCTTGTTCAGTTCATTTAGTTCAATTAAATCTTCATTCATCATGTTCTCCGAGATATGCTTGATCTACGTCAAAAAAGAATTCACTATCATTGAGAGCTTTATCATCAATCCATACATCATAGGAAGGTTTTCCGAGACGTACTTCATGGAACTTGCAGCCCCAATCATTGAGTTGTTTTGTGGTGAGTTCTGTCCAGTCGATTCCCGACCCTGAACCACGGGCAGTCCAATAGATGATGGTGTGCCCCTGATCGTATAGTTTATTTATCTTGTCAATACGCTGTGGGAATGGATCGGAAAGATCGTAACGGTGCTTTCCATTCACAAACGGAGTCATGCATATAGTCTGATCGATGTCTACTATGTAGATCATGCGTCTAGCGACAGCACACTAAAGCCGAGAACAGAGTCGTAGCGGAACGAACGCCAACCCTTATTTTCAAGATCCCATACAGCGAGCACTTCAGGATTTGGAGTCTTCTTCTGTACGGCTTCTTCAAGATCAGTCTGTGCCGGCAACTCGCTCGGCAACAGAGTGCAGAGTAACTTACGTTCAGTTCCATCCTTCTTTACGAAGGTTACATTTGCGATTCCAGTTTGGAGAACGCCCTTTAAATATTCATTCTGCCAAGAACGATCGTTCTGGTCTGTCGTACCATTCAATGAGTTTGTCATAACCACCTACCTTTTCTGCGTCAATTATAATGAAAGGAACTGTTCTTACATCGGGAAAGCTTTCCATAAACTCTTCGCGTGTAAGATCTTTTCCTATCTTCTTCTCTATATACTGTTCTCCTTTATTTGTAAACAAGTTTTTCGCTTGTACACAAAATGGACAGTTATCTTTGGTATAGATTAGAATATTTCTACTCATTCGTTCCTGCCTTTGCATAAATTCCGTATGATGCACGCTTTGGATCTCCGTATACCGCATTAGCACGGACTTTAATAAAGCGCTTGTTAGTCTGCGTGCCAGGAACAGTAATCCATGGATTCTGACCTTTGCGCCACGCCTTCAGTTTGTTGTAGGCTTTTTCGCCTTCACTGCGATCTTGACGGACTTCTTTCACACCAGCAACGATATTACGACGCTGGCCTTTCGATACTACCGTCTTACGCGTTCTCTTTTTACCCATTATAACACCTCATTTTTCTCAATTAATGTCAACCCGTTTTCTCGGTCTATATACTTATACTCAACTTTTGTAGGATCCCATTCTTTCATGGCTTCGAAGACATCGTCAGTATTCAGAGCACTACATGTGTATACATCGAGTTGAGCGAGAGCGGGTTCGCATTCATCCCAAACATGCAGAGCAATATGACTGGTTTCGATGATAGTCACGGCAGTCAATCCGCGATTGCCGACCATATCAGAATACACCGTATATGGCCCCATTAAAATTTTCATGTCAATCTGATTGATCAGCTTCTTCATCCACTCGTCGATAGCCGACGTACACTGCGGAGGATTATTTAACTCTGCTCTTACAATCAAATGCTTGTGTTCTAATACCTTACCCACCTCATAAATTCTCCTGTTCGGGGTTGAAAAGTAAAGCCTTCACGTGGCTTGCTTGAATTTTGCACGACACCCAATTATTATAAAACTTAGGATCTAAGATGGCATCGTTATCAAATATATATTTCGTTTCGAAGTAGTTGCATTCTCCGCGACTCTTACAAAGTCGTAGTATCGTCCTACGAAAGCTATCTTTTCCGTAGTAGTCTATATCTTCTTTGAGGGAATTGGAAGAGCCGTAGTAGTCGCGCCAATCGGACTCTACGCGAATCTTCTTTCGTTTGCCTTTGACAGTTTTATATCCGGCCTTGGTCAGAAACTTGCGGCCTATATATTTCTTGCCGTTTACCAAGTTTTCAATGAGATATATGAAGCCATAATAATCTTCAACTTCAGTAAATTCTTTGTCTTCGTATAACCAACTCATAGATCAAACCCGGCAGATGAGGAAAGATCTATTTATTCTTCGTATTCTTCGTCGAAGGGATCTTCAAGATCAAGCTCTGCAGAACAGTATGGACAGTATTCTGGAAGAGCGGTATTTTCTGTGATTATTTTAAATTCCTCATCACATGAGGGGCAGGTTATCCAATCCATTATAGCGTAAATCCTTTGAATGTGTTTTCATCGACATCTTTTTTAACTCCACCGATTACATAGCTAGTAATTTCTGTTTCTTGTGGAGCAACTTGCACGTCAGAACCTGAAATCCACTTCTGTGTCCATGGCAAAGGATTCGCTCCAGGCTTTCCATTCAAGCCGATAGCACCCATACGTTTAGCAGCAATGTGATCAACATATTCACAGAGTAGCTGCTCGTTGAGTCCGATCATCGAGCCTTCCTTGAAAAGATAATGCGCCCAACTTTTTTCTTGCTCGACCACTCGATAAAACATGCTGATGCACTCATCTCGTGTTTCTTCTTGTATGCGAGCAAAGTCTGGATCCTCTTTCGGTAGAATTTTGAGGAGCTGTTGTGTCGAGGCAAGATGAACGTTCTCGTCCCGCGCGATGAGCTTGATGATCTTGGCGTTACCCTCCATTTTCTTAACTTCCGCAAAAGCCCAACTGCATGCAAACGAGACATAGAATCTTACTCCTTCGAGGGCATTCACGGCATTGAGGCAGAGCCAAAGATCTTTCTTATGTTCATATGCATGCTTCTTATCATGCTTAAAAAGAGCATACTGGTTGTTGGCCGTGATCAACCGATCATAATACTTACTGATATCATCAGCGCAGTCGGCTATTTCTTGAATGTCCAGCATCTCGTCAAAGACTCTGGAAGGATCAGAATAGACGTTGCGAATGATATGAGTGTAGGAACGGGAATGAATCGTCTCGCTAAACGCCCAAGTTTGGATCCAGGTTTCCAGCTCAGGAAGCGAACATACTGGAAGAAAAGCCAAAGATGGAGCTCTGCCCTGTACAGAATCAAGAAGGATCTGACGCTTGAGATTGCTCGTAAAAATATGTTTTTCATGGTCGTTGAGTGCCTTAAAATCTTTACCGTCACGAGACAGATCGACTTCTTCAGGACGCCAGAAGAAACCAAGTTGTTTCTCGGTTAACTTTTCAAACGTGTTGTAACGTTGCTTGTCATAACGAGCAATATTCACCGACTTGCCAAAGAAGCAAGTTTGTTCTGTAGCATCAAACATTTCGTTTGAAAAAACTGTCATTCAACTCTCCAGGTGCTGGTATTTAATTTGAGATCCTTCGGCCAATCGCCTTCGGTATATGATTTATCATGGAATCGAAGTTCATTGGTAGGCATGATAGTTAGTCTACCATTATCCAATTCAATGAACATAAATTCCTTCGACTGAGAAGGATGTTGTGTATATCCGTCATTCATCGGAACGACTGTAAAAAGGTAACGACCAAACAAGCCTGTCTTGCGAATCTCTGCTTGTTGGCTGTGCAGATAGTTATATATCAACACAGAAAATTGATCTCCATAGCAATCCCACACTTGCGTGTCTTCGAGATTCCATGTTTTCTCTGGATTAGGTGCAAAGGCTAGTGCATGAGGAGGAACTCCGCGCCAAACAGCACCGCACTCGAGCATGACGTGACATCCCCATGAATGTCCGGCTTTGGCATGTAGTGCAAACCAGATACAAGGTTCGTATGTGTTTGGTTTAGCATCTTTACGAATGAACGAAGAATCTACCCAACAATAAATGTGATGAGGTATATTCCCCGATCCGGTATAGAGCATTACCAGTCCTTTGCTTCAAGCCATTGGATTTGGTTCTGTGCAACTACTCGCATTTCAATTTCACCTGTTGCGGTGTCTTCAATCGTAAGAGTTACCGCAGTACTATTTTCACGCACTGCATATTCATGCACAAACCAAACTTTGTTTATGTCATTCCAGTTATCACTGTCAATTTTAATATATTGCATTATCTTCCTTGTCCACGGTATGCTTTGAAGTTTCTCTTCTTATGCTTATTCATCGATGAGAGCTTCGGGCGTCTTGTATCCTGAGAAGTTCCTGTTACGATTGGAACGTGTAGTTGCTTTGATGTAATGGACTTTGCCATGTAATACTCCTGCTAGATTTTACAAGAGTCACAATCCTCATCATCTAGTTGCCCTTGTGCGAGTGGTTTTGGTTCTTCAATCTCACCAGCACCGTCAAAGGTGTTGAAGTAGTACAGTGTCTTTCCGCCGTACTTGTAGTGCATCAAAATATGTTTGATCATCTCAGACATCGGGATCTTCTCGTCCTCGTAGTTGCGAGGATTGTAAGAAGTATTGACCGAGATAGCCTGATCGATAAACTTCTGTAGGACTGCCATAATCTTCAGATAACCTTCTGGAGACTTTTGATCCCATAGTAATTCGTATTTATTCTTGAGTCGTCTTAGCTCTGGAACAACTTGCTTGAGTACACCATCTTTCGATTGCTTGATCGAGATCAGAGCACGCGGTGGTTCAATACCATTAGTCGAGTTGCTGATCTGAGCAGAAGTCTCGGCAGGCATGAGAGCCATCAGCGTCGAGTTACGAATGCCAGATGATAGTGCCCGACTCGACAATATACTCCATGGCATCTTATAGTTAGGAGTCACAAGTTCATCGACTTCTTTCTTGTAGGTATTAATTGGCATAATACCATGACCATACTTTGTTTGATGATCAAGAGGACAAGGTCCTACTTCTTCGGCCAAGTCGATCGAGGCTTTGATAAGATAGTAACTCCATGCTTCAGCATACTCATGTACGAGGTCAAGGTTAGGATCAGAATAGTTAGTGTCATTACGAGCCAACCAATAAGCAAAATTAATGATGCCGACGCCCAAAGGCCTACGGTTATGAGTACCAATAGCAGCGGCTCGAACAGGATAGTCCTGATAATCCAGTAGGGCATCCAGAGCGCGTACTGCAATGGTGCATGGCTTTTCGAAATCTGCTGGCTTTCTAATCTTGCCCCAATTAATTGCAGCAAGTGTGCAAAGGCTGATCTCGCCTGTTTCATCATGAATATCCTTTAGCGGAGTTGTTGGCAATGTAATCTCGCAACACAGATTCGACATCTTAATTGGCGCTGCTTCAGTAAACGAACCATGCTCGTTGGCATGATCGACGTTCATCAGATAGATTCGTCCTGTGTCTTTTCGTTCGGTGACGAAGGCTGAGAAGAGATCAATCGCAGGGATGGTTTTCTTTCTAACCTTACTACGTTCGTACTTTTCGTAGAGTTCTCTAAAGTCGTCGACGTTGTTGTAAAACGCTTCGTAGAGATCCGGGACATCACTAGGTGAGAAGAGGGTGATATTACCTCCAGAAAGAAGTCTTTCATACATTACCTTATTAAATTGCACGCCATAATCAAGATGACGTATACGGTTGTCTTCAGTGCCCTTGTTGTTCTTTAGGACAAGAAGATCCTCCACTTCGTAATGCCAAAGGGGGTAATAGAGAGTCGCTGCTCCACCACGGACACCACCTTGGCTACAAGATTTAACAGCTGACTGGAAATGCTTATAAAAAGGAATAGTACCAGTGTGAGAAGCATCGCCGTTGCGTATAGGAGATCCAATAGCCCTAATACGACCGCCGCCAATACCAATACCAGCTTTCTGAGAAACATACTTAACAATTGCGGAGGCTGTTGCATTTATTGAGTCCAGCGAGTCGTCAGTTTCGATAAGTACGCACGAACTAAACTGGCGTTGAGGTGACCGCACTCCTGCCATAATAGGAGTAGGAAGACTAATGTCAAATGTACTGATAGCATCATAAAGGTCCTTTACCCATTTGATTCGATTCTTTTTGTAATTCTGAAAGAGTGTCATGGCAATTAACATGAATGCCATCTGAGGTGTCTCGTAGAACTTATTCGTCACACGATTACGGATCAGATACTTACCGCGAAACTGTTCCATAGCAGCATAGGTCAGTAGGTTATCACGATCGTGGTCGATATAATCAGCGAGTTGAATCCACTCTTCTTGCGAGTATGCAGAAGCCAGAGCATTATCATAATACCCTTCTAGTACTACTCGACCATAATGACCGAAAAGGTGAGGAGGCTCATACTGACCATAAACTTCCTTACGAAGGTTATAGTTGATCAGACGACCAGCCACATACTGATAGTTTGGTGCTTCTTCTGTGATGAGTTCGGCAGCAGCCTTGATCAGAGTCTCTTGAATATCAATCGACTTGATCTTGTCATAAAATTGAATATGTGTCTTGATTTCGAGATCAGATACAGAAACTCCAGATAGACCTTCACATGCATGTAGCGCAACTTTGTGGAACTTATTAATATCGAGGGGTTCGCGCGTTCCATCACGCTTCGTTACTGTGATCATCTGTTCTCTTTCTTAATCCAATTTTGCCGTCATCATAGACGGTCCATACTAGTTCAGTATCTATATCCCAACCCATGGCTTCCATGAGTTCGTCTGATAATTCTATGTACAATTCACCGTCTTCGTTTTCTTTTACTACACTACTATGACTCATGGTAACATCTCTATTCTATAAGGCGCTTCGTCTTTCCACCATGGATCTTCTGTAAGATCTTGTACAACCTCAAGAGCTTCTTCTTCAGATTCAACGTCTGCAACGACGACATCATTTTTATTATATACTAGCCAATTAATCATGGCAGTTTCCTTTCGAACTCTGCTTGTGCAGCCATATCATCAAGAGCCTTCTTCACATCTGGGAAATGATGCGCGATAATATCCCAGCACTGTTCGGCAACAATACGGTGTTCCTTCTGTGTGGCCTTGTCCATACGCAACTGACAGTAATGAACCCACGAACGAAGAGAACCGGACATAATCATAACCGATACTGTGTTACCTTCAGGCAAAACAGCTCGTGCCTGTTCCTTGGCAATACCATTTTCAATGGCCCAGTTGTAGGCATACTCAGCTTCGCTTATTGCACGTGCTTGCCGTATGTTCCAATGTTCTTGAAGTAGTTTGTCCTCAACCTCGATCGAGTTTTGACGATTCTTAGCGTCTTGAAGTCTGGCTTCTCGTCTAACAAAGCCAAGATCTGCCGTTGGATCGGCGTAACGCTGAGAGTATTCTTGGAATGAGAAAGAACGATGTCTAAGAATTTGTCGAGCGATATCTCGTGTTGTTTTGATTTCAATACTGACATGAACCATCTCCAAAGGAGACCAATGTTGGTTACGAATAAGATACTGAACTAGCTTAGGTGCAGTTGCAGTATTGTTTTGGTTCGAGGGATTGGATACTCGAGCTGCCCATGCAATCAGTTCATTGGCAGTAGTACATTCTGTATATGCACTCGGCTTGGTAATACCAATTAAATTTACTTCACTCATCATTCACCTCAAAAGTTTTAACCTTCATGAACCGCGGGACATTAGCATAGCCATTAGCCTTGAGGTCGTTGACTCGGCCAAGAGCATCGTAGTACTCTACGTACTGACCATCATTGTACCACCAGAAGTAATCCCATGGAGCCCAAAGCCGAGGAGCACGTTGATACTCGACAAGCCATTGCTTTCCGACTCGAAAGATTCGAAGCTTCCTGATCGAGATCTGCTCGTACTCGACTCCAAACTCGTTGTCTACTAACTCAGTCATATCCGTTTCCTATTAGGTTGAAGATGTTAGGATCAAAGTACAATGCACCTTGAGCGCCATCACCGCATTCTCTTGAAATAACTTTCACGTAGTCATCAAAGAAATCCATGCCACGCAATGAAATAATCAGAGTTACCGCGGTTTGCACCATGTTGGCATTATATACTACCCACGTAAGCTTCTCTTCAGGTAGAGCTAGCACCGCTTCAACGGTCTTTTCTCCATATCGCGAAGTGTAGTTTTGCAGTAGGTCCGGAGTAATTACATTCATCTAAAACACCTTTAATATATTCTGGCGTGTAGCCAGCTAAGATCATATCATTGACATCTTTATGCTCGATGTCTGAAGGCCATATGACTACACGATAACCAGCGTCAATCGCCTTCTGCATTCTCTTGATAGTATCCGAATGCCTCGGCTCATTATCAAATACTACCACGATTTTCTCTTTAAGTAAACCGGTTTGTTCGACTTGTGCAGCAAGATCTCCACCTGCCGCTGCCATGGCATTCGGCAAGAACATCGAATCGATCGGTCCCTCTAAGAGATATATATCTTTGGACTCGTCGATAGTATCCATGCCAAACACTTTTGGTTTCGAATCATCCAGCATGATGGTGATATATCGAACACCTTCTTTCTTGAACGACCTACCTTGAAAACCAAAGAGATTCTTTTCCTTATCAAGGAACGGTATGATCAGACGTGGTTCATCCTCTTCGCCGATCTTGATTTTATCAGGAATCATGCTATTGACCCACGCGCCAAATTTTGGAGCATAGAATAGCTTGTAGTGATTGCCAGGAGGAATCTGCCGACTATCCACGTACTTCTTGACAGGATGGTTCGGATCGAGCTGACTTACCTTCTTTAACTTCGACAGAGCTGTGGTTTTGACAAAGACTGGAGGTTTCATCTTCTCTGCAAAAGTCTCGACGTCTTTTTGATTACCAGATTCCTTGATCTGCTCTTTGACGTATTCGAGGTAAAGAGTCGGATCAATCTCTTTCATGAAATACTTGAACTGCATACTCGCAGAACAGTTATGACAATAGAAGCGAACCTTGCCGCCCTTCTCAATCAAATGCCCACGAGTCTTACGACGATCTTTCTTTGAGTCGCCGCAGATAGGGCAACGGAACCGATAGACGGTATTGTTTACTCGCTGAAATCTCTCGAGGCGACCTGAGAGAAGGCTGATGTATTTGTGTTCAATCCAAAGCATAATAACTCCAATCTGTTAACTTCATTATACACAATTGGTGATTATTGTACATGTTTATTTAGAACAAAGAGCCTTGAAGATTAAAATTAATTGCCAATCTTCTTTCAACATCTAATGGAAGATTAGTACTGTGTCGATTATCAATATGATCTCCGCCTTCGAAGAACAGTAATCGATTCTCGATGTGATCGACTTCTTCTCCGTCTTCGAATAATGTGGGAGCTGTATTACATGTGTTAATATAGAACAGAGCCACGTAATGTTTATGCGGGCAATCATTGTGCCAACCATGCGCGCGCTTACGGCCTTGATTCATCATGCTATTGACATTTACGCTGATGATATGTTCTGTAATGAAGTTGAGTTTTTCTTCAAAGAAATAGAACATCGGTCTGATCGTTTGCCAGTATCCAGCAGCATCTTCGATGTGTTCATGTTCTGAGTATATTCTCTTCATGAAGTACCAGTCTTTTTCAGTCTGGCCGTTGTATCCTTCAGGAAGTATCGATGAGAAGTTCCAACGAAATGCTGGATGTTCAATCATCTGTTTTATTTCATTAAAATAACTTCTTGGCAAGAAGTTGTCAATCACGCGTCTCATAATATATCCTAACCTATGAATGAACTCCATGGAATAAGAGCGATAATGCCGCCAACGATAGCAGATCCTCCGATGACTGTCCACATCCATTTTTCCATGGCAGTAATTCTATCGCTCAGAGTAGTGTGTTGAGCGGCAGATTCAGCTCTCATTTCTTTAATTTCTTTCATGAGTTCATCGTACTGTTCGTCGATGTTGGCTTTTAGCTCGCGCTCTCCTGAAGAAATTCTTTCGTGTAGTAGTTGAACCTTATCGTCTGTTTCCACTCTGCGTGCTTCCACTAAATCTGATAGTTGTTTACTTATGATTTCCTGGGAAGTCAACTTCGTTTCGTGAACAGCAAGAAGATTCGATACGTTACTTGAAATATCAGTAAGTTTGTCGATAGTCATATCCAAACGGCCAACAAGCGTATTGACGACAGCCATATCTCTATTCAGATACGACACGTCTTCAGCTAGCTTATTGACCGACGGTGTTGCCATTACTCAGTAGGTTCCGTTCCAGCTTTGAGTGCAAGAGCTGCACCACCTGCCGCAAGAACGGCGCCAAGTCCGACACCCCATGTCGATGCATCAAATTCTGCACCGCGATAGATGTCGTAGATTGATAGACCAAAGAAAAGCATTACGCCTTTGGCCCATAGAATTCTACCAAGATCAAGCGTCTTATTATCTTTTCCAGTAAATGTCTGGAAAATCAGATCCTTTATTTTCTTAAACATATTAGACTCCGTGAGTGAACGAAATCATAATTTAGAAAGGACCGTAATCCTCGTCGCTGTCTTTGTATTTATCGATTGCAGCCATCATTTTAATTTCATTTTCTGTTTCAATCGATTCAGCTTCTGCATTGATCTTATGAGCTTCAGCCAGTTCCTTATGATCTGTCTTGCCAAGTTCCTGTGTCTTGACGTTAGTGTCAAGTTCAGTAACCTTCATGCCCATCATTGTAGCGAAAGCACCAACGAAGGCTCCAACAATGGTAGAGAACGCAGGACCGATAATCTTAAAGATCTCGTTGTTGTCGATCAGCTCGTTTGGCATAAACATACCAATGAGGAAGATGAATACAACTGCTACCATAATTGATCCGAGAACAGCTGCAGCCATCTTCATGATGGTCAACTGGATCTTACCCTTTTCAAGCTCGAGTTGTTCGAAGCTAGTAATCGGTGGTGATGAGAAAAACGACATTAGACTCATTTCTTTCTTCTAACCTTCTTAATTTTATCAGCAGCTTCTACAACCGCATTCAAAGTTTCGTTTGCTTCTTTAGCTTTCTTGTCAGCAAGTGCACGCGCAAGTTCAAGATCTTCTGCTGTTACGTTGCCGTCTTTATTCAGATCAAGAAAACCAAACCACTTTTTAATTTTTTCCCACATGTGAATCTCCGCCTATTTTCTATTTGATGTTGATGCGAGCTTTCTTGCGACACTTGCAGGAAGCCCTTCTTTCGAAAGATTAAGAAGTCCCAGAGCGGCGATCAAAAGTAATAGACCGCGCGTATCATCTTTATTACCGCTGCTCGCTCTATTGAGAGAGTTGGCAATGATAGTAATCAAACTGTCGTTTGAGTTGTCTTCTTCTGGTACGTCTTTAAACTTCTTCATTTCTTTTTCTCTTTTGCCATGGCATCAACAGCTTCTTTATTCTGAATTATCCATTGCTGGAGCTGTCTGAGTTGCTCGGCGTTTTGCTGGCATCTGGAGTAGTTTCCGATGATGGCGAGGAGGGCTGTAGTGTCTGTAATTCCTGAGGGGCTCGCATCAGAAGCTCTGGCGGAGTCGGCATCACCGGATGTGGCACTAAGGTCGTGCGTGTACACCCAGCCGTTAGACATATCGTGCTGGCTAGGAACAGAGTTTTTAACGACGTCGCGATATACATATTCTTTCTCTCTAATTGTGTTTGTTCTATCAACATATTCAGTAACTACCTGAGTAGAAATCTCAGAATTCTTCCGCTCCAATTCCGCGATTTGCTCACTCTTTTGTGCAGAGAAACGAGCCAGTTCAGCTTCAGCATAAGCAGATCCTTTCATATAACCAAAGACGAACACACCAACCAGAGCCGCGCCGATGGCAAGCAGTTTGTATGGTAGTGGGATCATTCCAAACATATTACTTCTTCATAAATCTATTGAAAGACATGACGTTTTTCTTTTTCTTTCTTACAGGCGGTTCACCTTGTAGGCCTGCAACTTGGCCAGAACCAACAGAATTCACTGCAACTTCTTCGTGCATATCGTGTTCTGAATCAAGTTCTTTAAACTTTGATTGAACGCCACGATGAAACGCAGCAGCATGTGATGCTGAATTGAACTTAAAGGCTGCACCTTTATCAGATGCATAATCTAGTTCGCCACCGTGTGCAGTAACATGCTTCTTGAATTCTGGCGAGTTCATCTGCTTTTCGCCATGCGAGTCATATGTCTTGACATGTACAGAATGAGTAACTTCTTCTCCAAATGTTGCAGCTACTTTAGTAAGTTTATATCCTCCGCGCGCGGGGTTAGTTTTTTTGCTTGCCATCAAACGACCGCTATAGCGATGCATAGGCTCATTGCGCTTTTCAGCTTCTTTTCTCGCTTTCTTACCATAACTAAAAAGGGTTTTACTTGAAAGTTCGTCAAGAGTTTCTTCTTTAATGCGTCCCACTTTTTGATTAACAGCAGCCATAAGTTTCTTATGATCTACACCTGCAACACGCGCCGCATGGACTACGTGGCTTTTACTAAGATTTTGTTTGTCGCGCTTTATCAACGAATCAGCATACTTGTCTATGTTTACTTCTTCACTCATCTCACCTTGCATATAGTTCGAAGCAGTCGAAATGTAGTCTTCTGCCAAAGTAATCTTCGACTGTACCCATTCAGGAAGATTCGTATCTACCTTCAGCATATCATGCATACGCTGAGCGTTGGCAATGATAGACTTGAGTTGCGACATGGCCATGTCGCCTTCGTAGTCGTACTCTTGCTTCTCTTTATTGGCCATTAAATCTTCCTTAGTTTCTGTACTATGACTTCGTCTGCAACAATATCACTAGTCAAAATAGTTTTATTATCTATGCCTATATTCGGTATCTTCTCAGGAAGCCTACCTAATAAAACGATGAACGGCTTCAACATATGGTGATAGCCGTCCAATTTAAAGAAGAGTAATCTTGTAGCTTCGTTACCAAACACGTTATACAAGACAACGAGATGGTTGACGATTAATCTATCTTTTAATTCTCCGGACTCTTCATAGCGATTAAGCAATCTCTTAATATATTTGAATCTGGCTAAGTCTTCGTAAAATTCAAGATCCTCAAAACATTGCGGATTATCATAACACTTAGCAGCATATATCAAGAAATTGGAATCATCAAGTTTTTCAATCATTAGGCAATTCTTACTTTTACGCTCCCATCGGCCGTATAATACGCTTGGCCGAGTGCAACACCGTTAGTATTAGCTACTGAATCGTTAGCGTATGGTCCTTGAAACATAGCTTTACGAAGAGTTGAGAGCGTAGCGTTCTTTGTCGTGTTAGCGGAGACGTCCTCTACAATGAAGAGGTCTCCGCTAGCGATCGACGTGTTGGCCGTGCCAATCGAATTTAGTTCAGGTATTTTCTTGGCACGATCACTCATTTTTTATCCTTACGCGTCGTGAATAATAGCGTCGTCAGATGCGTCGGTTGAGAAGTTACCGCCGAATGCAACAAGTGTTTCATACTGAACACGACCTGCACGACCACCAGTGCCAACTGTACGAAGAACCCAACCAGTGTGAGCAGCACCATCGATGTAACCGCGACCTGTTAGAACCGCAACAGCTGTAGCTGTTTCACCTGTCAGAGAGTGACCAGTTTCTGTCAAGCCCTTTGTAAGGTCGATGGTATCACCGTTTGGAGCAGTCGTAAGAGTTACGGCCGTGGTGTTCGATGTCTTGATGTAATATGTTCCACCTGATGTTAGATTTGTCAGAGCGGTATTACCTGTTGCAACGGTGTATGTTACCTTATCACCTGCTAGGAAGAAGCTGTTTGCAGTTGTGATCGCAATAGCATCTGTAGCATTTGTGACAGCCGAGTTAGCATTGAAGTTTTGTGCAGCTGGCGCAGCGATTGTTACTGCTGGTGCAGCGGTGTAACCGCGAATCACCGTGCCGTTTGCTGTCAGTGCAGTTACACGACCACCTGATACTGTTGAGTTAGCAGCAAGAGTGTTTGCTCCACCAGATGTATTTGCAACTGTGACCGCCGCGTTTGCAGCATAACCAGAACCAGCATTTGTAATAACATACTGAGCTACTGCCGTATTACCGATAGCAACAGAAATTTCGTTTACATCAAGACCGAATTGGCCTACTGCTTCGCCAGCAGTAAATGCGCCGACAGTGGTGTTACCAAACAGCGCAGTTTGGTTTACTGTGTTAGGTGTTTTGTTCACTGCAGTTGTGGCCCATAGGACCGAGTTTGCAGCATCGTCTGTATTGCCCCATTGAGCCATCTTAGTTTCTCCTAAAGATTCTTTGTTTTATTTATCATTCTTCGGATGTAAGCATATCAATCATGTATGCTGACATTTTTTTATTAAACTTTTTAGGTTTACCATTATGAACGACAGTGCCTTCTTCCATCTGTGCAACTTTTGGTAAAGGCTCAGCTTTTTCGTTTTCAACAACCGTATTTTTTACTATAAAAGTTCCGACATTAATTGCCATGATACACCTTATACGTGCTTCATTAGTTGTTCGTGTGAGTGGCCGATCTTCTTTTGGAAGTCTTCTTTCTCATTCGGCTTCATGCCTGCATATTTAGACAGAAGCTTTGCGGCATGAGTACCAGAAACATGCTTCGAGTCACCATGTGTAAAGTGAATCGTGCTGCCACCTAGCATCGATGTCTTTGCCTTTGAAAGCTGATTCATGATGTGCTGGCCGGCTTCAACCTTCGGCTTCTCGAGAACTTTGTTCTTCTGAAGAGCTTCGATCTTCTTCATATGCTCAGGATTATTGTGCATGAGCTTTTCTTTTGTCTTCGGATGGATCGTGAAATCCTTGGCGCCAGCCTTCTTCGGACGACCACGCGCTTCAGTGATTTCTGTTTCTTCCTTGTTCATTTCTTTACGAGCTCTTGCAAGGTTACGCTCTTTTTTTGCAATGGCACGACCCATTGCATTTCTAGCTCTACCGCGAGGTGATCTGTCTTCCAAGCCTTTAGGCATATCATTATCCATGCCTTCGAACATTTCATCGTTCAGCGAGTCAACAAAGTCCTGCTCTTCCTTGGTCAGCTTATTGACAGCGAGTTTGATACCCTTTTCGCGCTTGCCCATGTCCTTGAAGTTCTTGCTTGACTTTTCATCTGCAGCAATCTTCAGACCAGCGGTAACACCTTGACTGCCCATTTTTGTGGCAGCTTTGTTGATGTAACGACCCATTGTTCCCTTCGAGAGTTCATCGATCTGCTCGGACTCTTCCTTCGTCAGCTTGCTAACCGCAGTTGAAATACCTTTATGACGCTTTGTCAACTTCTTTTCAAGTGGCTTCGAAGAACTACCGTGAGCTTCTTTGTGACCTTGTCTATAAGAAGCCATATCGATAGAATCTTTGGCTTTGTTAATGTAACGGCCAAGTGTTCCCTTTGAGATCTCATTGATCGGCGCAGCTGTATCGCATTGTCCGCAACAATCAGGAGTTCCGCAATTGGTATGCTCTACATCTTCATTGGCTTTCTTAGCCTTTTCAATTGTTTTGAGCGCGCGCACAGTGCTCTTCATATCTTTATTCATCTTGTCAAAAGACTGCGGCTTCTTTAATTTGCTGGATTTGCCATCTGGACTAATATCATAATCTCTTTCACGCTTTCCTTTTAGGTAACGATGCGCCATATCAGATGAGATCTCATCGATCTGCTCTTCTTCATCAAGCATATTTTTGCCCAACTTAGCGCGTACTGCTTTTGCTAGCTTCGATGCATCAACACCGAAATCACTGGCTGCCGAGCGAACGTGGCTCTTGCGAATGTTATCACCATAACGCTTTTGAAGATGGGCAACGATCTTTGCAGTTTCATCGATCTGCTCTGCATCTTCCTTGACTGGCTTCTTTTCTTTGGCCATCATGTCGCGAATCTTCTGAGCTGTCTTCTTGTTAGCTTCAGTCGGCTCGTCGGCAGTAGGAACGTATCCTTCTTCTACTTCATTTTCTTCTGCTTCGCACTTTTCGCACTCGCAATCGGCTGGGCACTTCTTAGCTTCGCCAAGAACACCTCTTACTGTATCGAGAAGATCAGCACTGAAATCTGCAATTTTCTTAGTTAACATTTCTTACTCCGTGAATTTAAATCTATTTATGAAATATTATTTCATCGATGCTTTGAGCATCCATGCATGTTTGTTGTGCTGATCGAGTCTCTCTTCGAGGAAGTTAACGAGACCGTTTTCATTGTACTTGTCTGCTACATCTCTTGCTCTTTGTACAGAAGCCAGCACTTTGGCATTGTCTTCGAACAAGTTGGCAACCATCTGTTCAGGCTTAATGATAAGAACTTCGTCTTGAATAGTTGTCAATTCTTTAAAGCGACCGAATGCTGCAGGAGCATATGCATTCTGAGCACGAATCTCTTCGGCAAACGTGTCGATAGCTCCGCCTACTTCTTCGTAGATCTTACCAAAGAACTCGTGATACATCGCAAAGAATGTACCTTCGACATTCCAGTGATAGTTCTGTGCCTTCACATAGAAAGCATAAGTGTCAGCGAAGGCTACCTTCAGCGGGTTTGTAATCTCTTCCATCAATTGCACTTCCATCTACGAAGCGACATCGCCTTGCGAGTCGGTCTGCCTTTTTCATCTTTCATCGGACCTTTGACACCACTCATACGAGCACAGAAAGACTTGCGTCTTCCAGCAGCCTTTGATCCAGGTTTTACTTTACCTGTGACAGCGGTCTGAAGCTTTGATCCAGGATTCTTGGCACGATAGGCTTTTACACCCTTCGCTGTCATACCTGCACCCTTCTCGGTGGCGATAAAGTGTCCCTTTGAATCTTCGCCACGCTCAGTGATGAATTCCTTAAAGCCGATCATTCTGCGTCCTTCTCGATATCAACTTCGCGACGAACTTTTCTCCAAGCCCATCCCTTTGGTGTGCGAACCTTTACCATACGAAAGTCTGATTTGGTTTCTTTCTCTTCTTCTACCACGCTCGGATGCATCTCGAATCCCGGCTTGATGAAGATACCGCATTCATTAGCAGTCAGACCTACACCGATGCCAGCTGCAAACTCGATGTTGAACGACTCGTTCAGATCTGCTTTTTCCTGGCCAGGAGTTTCTTTCTGATACTTCTTGACAAGCGACTTCGTACCGACTTCACGATCTGCTGCAGTATCTTCATTGAATCCAAACGCAGCATCTACCTTTTTATGGCCATGCTTATTACGCAGGTAGTGTGATATCGCATGATCTTTTGTTTTAAAACCAGAGGTATCGACAACTCCACCACCCCGCGAAATCATACTACGAAGAGTCTTAATATCGTGCTTCTTCAGTGCGTTATATTCTTTTACAATCGGGTGCTTTTCAGCGGCTTCGTTGATTCCGGCATGCTTATGTGCCGACGCTTTGAAGTCCATGCCAAAGTACTTTACCTTGCCATGCTTGTTCGAAGCTTTCCAACCGCGTTGTTCAGTGCTGCCTTTTTCAGTGAAAGGCTTGACATACGGCTTATTGTTCGACTCGTCGATCACCTTCTTTTTGATTTGATCTTGAGCTATTCGAATCTGTTGCGGATCAGCATCTTTTTCTTTTTTCGTATGCATCTTATGACGCTTGATATACTGCACTTCTTGACGCTCTTGTGTACCAGTTTCCTTATGCGCAGCAGTTCTTACGCCGACATATTGCACCTTACCGTGTCTGGCAGTGTCTGCAATCTTGTTACCGACTTGATCTTCGACTGCTTCAGATGCAGACCTAAAGCCTGCGGCAGTCGGTGCACCCTTTGATCCTGGCTTACGCATACGTTCGCCAGATCCAGCTTTAATTCTCTTGCGCTTGGCATGAATGTTAGCCCATAGACTTTCATTGATATCAGATTCATGAAGATCCTTATCAGCGCCGTGATAAGTGCCTTTGCCCTTTGTGATATAAGAGTTTACGCGCGCCATACCCCACTGTTGTGGTGTAGTTCCCGGACGGTGACCGCTGTTCCAAGCAGCAACACCACGAGCATATACTTTCTTCAGAGTGGATAATGAAACGCCCGACTTCTTTGCCTTGGCAGCAAGACCGTCAGCTGCTTCGTTGACCATCTGTTCGATCTCTTCGCCGTATATGGCATGATATTTCTTTGTATGCACAGATTGTGGCATATCTTTCTTACGAGCTGCCTTGTCACCAGGTGCATCTTGATATGCACGTGGATCTCGATCAGAATACTTTTCCATCTTCTTCCAGTGAGATTCGCGTGCCTTAGCAGTCGAAGCGCTCAAGCCAGTGTGATAGGCCTCGAAGATACTATCGAGCTTGTCGTTGACTTCTTTCTCTTCGCGAAGATCTGCATCGAGTGTCCATGCTCTGCCTTTGGCGATGTAGCTGTTGACTCTCGAGAATGCAAATTGTTCTTGTGTAGTTTTGCCGTCGTCTTCCCACGCAAAAGAACCGCGCTCGAACACCTCTCTGAGGGTCGAGAACGGTATGCCGGTTCTTTCGGCTTTTTTCATGAGGGTTGACGTTGCCACGTCTTCAGGAAGGACAGCGCTTAGCAGTCTCTTCAGCGTGATGCCCATCGAGTTATCATTCTCGTTGAGAGCATTGATAGAGTCGTTGATAATGTCAACGAGTTGCATAGAAGTCTTATTATCAAGACTCTCTACAATATTATTGAATTCTTCGTTTGCCGGTGTAGCAGTCGCATGCTGTAGCTTTGCTCCTGATTGGAACGAAGCGAGACGATTGACTTCTGCTTTACGGAGAGCGGGTAGGAGACGTGCAGCCAATCTTCTGATCAGCTTGACTTTCTTATCGACTACCTTATCGACTTGAATCTTTTCAGATGTGGTGAGCTCTGTATAAGGCGTTCCCTTACGAGCTGCAAACCTCATCTTGACGATGTTTCTTGCTTTGACAATTGCTCGAGCCTTCAGCTTCTCATCTGATGCAAGCTTGTGCTTCGAAACTTCTTTGGCTCTCTGCATCTTCGGCTCTTTGGCTCTTAAGATGCGAGCTCTGCGTTGGCGCTGAACGAGTGTCAGCGCTTTCTTCTCAGCGAGTGTGTCAGTTAGGACTACGGTATCCTCGTTGTGCTGGCGATTGCCGAGACCTTTGAGCTGAGGACGGATCTCGATACCATCAAGTGGTTTGCCAGTTACAGACGTGCCGGTTGGCTTTTTTAACTGTTTTGTATCAACCGGTTTCTTATTCTTATCTTCCATCAGAGTTTCCCTTGGGCTTATCTGTTAAACAAACGGGATTGCCGTAGCCTAACCGCAAATCTATTTATACAAACAAGTATCCAAGCTAAAAGATAAAAACTGCTATATAAGCTCTTTAATAGTAAAGGCAAACCACACATCTAATTTAGTACCGCTGTCTACTCTTTTCATACACAAAGTCAGCATATTTGGAGTTGCTCCACCGTGCATATCCGCAGGACCTTCATCCGCAGAAGCATTTTTACCAATTATGATACCACTATGTCGCATTATAGCACCATTTGGCGTAAACGTGTTTCCAGGATTGGTTGAATTTTTATCTTGATATACACGATATTGGCTATGAACGCCAAATGTAGTCCAAGCAGGCACTGTTGTTCCTGAGATAGCTATATCACCTTCATACCATTCATATATGATGGTACTTTGGTTAGCATTATTATTACCAATTTCGTATTCAACTATTTTAATTAAATCTGCGGTATTGGCACTACCATTTCTAAAACTAACAACAGGGCGCATAGTATCATCCATAGTCCAACCACGATTTATATTTGTTGCGTGGTTGTTAAATGAATACAATGCTCCAGCTTCTTCTGATGTAATAATAGTTCCGCTAACAGGAAATGGATTAGTAGTGGTAACCAAACTGCCATTGGCTGTAGCAATCTGATTGACTTCGAAGAGTGTCTTGTTTGCAGCTTGGAATGCATTGTTGCCGGTATTAAACTGCGCCATTAATTAATCCAGTTTTTAAATCTTGCGATGAACGACTCGTGAATACCCATGCCTTTACGAACATCGTGGTACAACTCATCTTTATGTGCTTTGCTCATACCAGATGGTGCCATCTTATGGAATGATTCTTTATCACCTGCAGTAACGTGCTTACGCATAGCAGTACCAGAAGCGGATTCGATTCCGCCTCCGCCTTCTTTGCGTTCTCCGCCGACAGACTTTACTTTGATGCTCTTGAAGTTATAGTGACCATGTTTCATATCTGCGCCATTATACTTATGAAGCAGCGTATGGAATTCATGCACACGATCAGAACCGACATGCATAGTCACGTGAGTATAACCAGCTTTGTGCAGCTTCGACATCTGATGGAGTAGAGTCGGATGTTCCTTCGTCATGGCCTCGACATGTGCACCCTTGACAGCACGAGAAAGATGCTTCACCTTCTGTTCAGGTGTCAGAGGATTCTTCTTGGCATCATGAGATCCAGTCGTCAAGATCTTATGATCTGCGCCTTCTTTCTTAGCAGCATCCATCACATGCTTGACGACCATCTCGTGGCCTGCATGAACAGGATTGAATCGTCCTTGCGTGATATGAATGGATTTCATTGAGCTTTAACCTTATTGAAATTGGCAGCCGAGAATTCAGCACGATCTACGATCTTCGTAGGACGATTATGTCTGACTACTACGAATCCTTCAGGCTTCGACTTCTTGCCGTTGATGCTGTGATCGAACTCAGCACTGCTCGAAAGAGTATGAGCAAGAATATCCTTTGCCTTTTGTAGATGCTTATGCTGGTTCAGAACGTTTTCGAAGTGAGCACGATTACGTTGAACGTGACCGATGTCTGATTCCATGGCAGCAGTCTTCGTCGCCTTTGATGATGCCATCTTCACACCTTCGATCTTCTTCTGGTGTGCCTTCATGTAGTGGTTCATGAAACCTTCTACACTCGGCTTAGTGCCAGTACGAACTGTATGATTGATGTAAGTCTTCAAAGGAATCTCATGACCTTTGATAGCTTCATAAGTTTCAGGCTTTGCTTTTTTGTTGTGCGCAGCAGCGGCAGTCATAGCCTTCGCAAAGCGTTCGCGATTCTGAGGAGTAAACTTAATGTTATCGAGATGATGCTCTGTCGAAATCAGATGCACATCCTTATGCAATCCAAAGTCATCTAGCTGAGCGCCATGCTCGGCTTGCATATCCTCAAGATTCTTGCCATTATACTTGGTATGAATGGCTACACCGATCTTCGAGTTGAGAGCAGCCTTACCGTGCGGAGAATTCTTCTGAGCAGAATAAGTGATAGTGTTAGGTGTAAAGTGCACCTTACCATCTGTTTCATGTACATCTTCAGGAGTATGCATGATATCTCCTTGGAAAACACCTTTCTTCGGTGTCACCTTCGGAAGATGTTGCAAAGCTGCTTTCAACTTCGACACGAGACCGGGAGCATGCCCATGGTTACGCTCGATATCTTCTGGAGTATAGTTGATTTTTGGATTCTTATTGAAGGCAGACTTCGATGCTACAAAGAAACGACCAGTTTCAGGATGACGACCAAATACCACAGAAGGAGAACCATCATACTTCATGGTGATTCTTGTGTCGTTCTTCTTACCTGTCAACTTGTCATGCACATCTTTCAGATTATGATAAGCATGAGAAAAGCCTTCGTGACCAGCATTGATCACGTGATCTTCAGCATGCTCAAGATGCTTCAGCTTAGTTTCGTCAAGCTCTTCTGCAAGGAAATTTCTAAAACTTGTCATCGTACTGTTTTTACCGATCCATCAGGATTTACAAAGAAGGCTTCGAACGTAATGTCAGGAAACTCTTTCTTCAATGAAAGAAATGCCTGAAGATTGCTAGGAGCATCATCAAACAACCGAAGCTTTACGTAGTTCTTAGTATTTATATACTTTCGAAAGATGATCTTCTTGGCTTCAGCGGAAGAGTCGATCTTCAGGTTACCAGCTCGTTCGACATGGATATTATCGATAGGTAGACCATGATCTCGAAACGTTTGAAGGAAGATGTCCTTGTTATCGAAGTCAGCTCGCGCTGTACAGATAATCACTCGGCTATGAGGATTCTTCCGAGAGTTAGCAAAGATCGCTTTCGTTTTAGCAACCATACGAGTGATTGGCTTCGACGACTTGCGAAATACCTCTGCGTTAGCAAACTCTCCGAAGTCGTAGGTTTCACCCTTCTTACGCTTGTAAGTGTTAAACTCTTGGTTGTCGAGCATTCGAACAACCTTGCCGTCTTTGACAACGGCAACCTTTGCATATGTATGGAACAGAGTCTCATCGATATCGAATATCGTGAGTGTACCATTACCAACAAACTCTTTAAATCGTTTCTTTATCATAGTTACACTCTATATTGTTTTCGAAATAATGTACATGCTTATTTCGCTTTAAATGATATTTTTTTCAGGCCTGGCATGCCGGCGTTTCCGTTGTACTCGAACTTGAAGTCGATGTCCTTAAACTCCTGGATGTTGTATTTTACCAGCTTCTGAGTCTTGTAGATATTGATGTAGAGCTGACTGACGTTGATCTGCTTCGTGGCTTCATTCAAAACGTTAGAATATGTCTTGTCTGCGTTCATCATATCCACGAGGTGATATGCAAGCGGAGACAGGATCAGACCATTTCTCTTTGCCCTATTTCCAACGATGCGTTTTGTAATATCAGGAGAAGCAGCTCTTCCCATAACCTTGTAGAGAGGATCTAAAACTTTTAGGAGTTCTTCTGCCGTCTTATATTTTGATAAGAAGATTTCAATCGAGGCTGGTGTGATGTTGTTTCCCATCATCTTGACGAGTGCATTCCAACCAGGAGTTTTTACCTCGGCAGAACCACGAACGATACCATCTAACACAGAGCTATTACGAATGGCGATGATAAGGTTCTTGGCTATCTTCTTCTTCGAGTCGGTGTAATTGATCTTATCTAAAATATCGGCGATTGCATCGATCGATGGAGGTGCACCTTTACCTGCTTTGGCAGATATCGCAAGGTTAGGTTTCTTTGGATATGTGGCATAGTAATCGACCAGTCTCAGGTTGCTCTGAGTAGGATACATGATCCCGTCTGCAGTCTTATCGTATACGTTTAAAAACCACCAAGCGCCTGTGACTTCACCAAAATCTTTGGCGATAATGTTGATATCTGAATCCGATATCTGTTCGATGTATTCTGATCTGATTTTACCGCCCATTGTTTCGGCAGAATCCATGAGATCTTTCATAAACTCTTTGACGACAACTGAAACACCGAGGCCGTTGATGCCTTGCAGCACCTTTCTCTTGAATTCTAACTTGCCGATCTTTTTGCCAGTAGCCACACCGATACGTTCAGGTGTCAATTCTTTTGTACGAAGTTCGCCACGAGATGATACAGCATTGACGACATAGATCTTGTCTCCGATCTTGGCACCATCGACTGCTTCTTTGATAGTAAGTTCTTCTGTACGATATTTGCCTGAGATTACAAACGTACTATCTGTAAGCTCGCATTTAATAATATCGTTTAGGAGTTTCTTATGATCTCCCGGATATGAGAATCGGAGATGCTTGCCGCCACGAGATGACTTTACTATCTTGATGTTTTTCTTTGCCAACTCTGCTTCATATTTGGAAATAATAGCAGATTGGGATTTTGCATCAGTAGAAAGCATTCGTTGCACCGTTCTAAGTTCTAAACTTATTTATCAAAAACAAAAAAAGGCCTTCCCTTGAGCTGTCGCATCAGAGGGGAAGGCCATCTAATCTTATTTATAATGTTATGCTGCTACAGCAAACCATTCAGGAATTGGTCGTTTAGTCCATGCCATCTTGAAGCGAGCCTGCTTCGTCTGGTAGAACTTACGATATGAGCCTACTATGTCTCGATAGTCCATGCATTCGGGATTCGACTTCATCGCCAACGGCTGAGGAGTCTTGTAACCCACTGGAATATTACGAGGCGGATTCTTCAGTGCTTCTCGAAGGAGTGTATCTGTGCCATGAACCTTGCCATAGCGATACGTGTACTCATTACACAAAGCTACAAAGTGGACGTAATGCCAGTTGTAGTTGTTGTTGCTTTGTGCAGTCCATACAGTGCAAGGATGATGCATATGCACAGCACGATAGAACGTATCTTCGCGCTCGTCAGGCAGAGTCCATGCCTTGGACATGGTTTTACCAGACTTTGAAGGCATTCGAGTCTCGACGCCGTCGAGCATACGATGCACAGTCGAGAGCATCTGAGCACTCTCGACAATCATCTTCACGACATGCTTGTCACACTGCAGTTGAGCCGCCTTGACTGGATCACTATCAAGAATAAACAAATTCATGGAAACATTTCCTCACTATTAAGCATTTCATCGCGTTCCTCAGGAGTATTCCTATTGGTAAGGATACCATACACTGTAACTCCAATAATGAACACTATAAAAACGAAAAGTGTCACAGTTCAGCTTTCTTTACGAGATCTTTATATCCACGCCATGATGGGTGGACATTATCTGGTTGAACATACGAAGTAGAGATGATACGATCTCCATAACTGACAGCAAGGCTTTTCACTACGGCATTCACCTTAGGTTTACAAAAGCCTTTGTTACAAGGAGGCATAATCCATACTACATTGCCTACCTTAATACGAGTTCTAATTTTTGTCAACTCCTTTTTTGTGTCGACACCGCTATGGTCGTTTGTTCCGAGGCTGATTACGATTGTCTTGGCTTCAAGCGGAGTTTTACCCCACTTGCGATTCCATTGCCAAGTATTCCAACCGCCCTTCGAATAAGATACGCATTCTTTCGGAGCAAACATCTTCGTGCCAACGGCGATCGAGTCACCCATAATCAAACATTCTAACATTAGACTTGTATCCCTGTTACTTGTTTCAGGTATTGAGTAGCAACTTGCTGACTAGTTTCAGTCGCTCCGACGATAACAGTGTCAGAGATTACGACGTTGTTATCAGGAGCCGACATCATCCATGGCATCATAGCAAATCCCTGAGGTCCCATACCAACTGTACGAGGCTTCAATAGTTCGGTGACACCACCTTCTTGCTTGACTCGGGCAATCAGTTCTTCACCCGACATGAGCTTAATTGTATATACTTTATTCTGTTCCATATTTCACCTTATTAATCCAACTAAGTTTAAGATCTTCATCCCACTCTTTGAGATAGTCATTATCCTCATCGAATAGACGAAGATACTCTTTCTGATCGATCTCACGAGCATAACTGATTGTCTCGTCAAGATGCAACTGAGAGAACTCGTGAAGATTGCCTTCGTTCATAGTGACTTCGTCTTTAGCATCGGATGCATTGTTCGCCTCAACGACGTAACGCATTCGAAACATGCTGATAGCTTCTACGAGATACTTAGGCATCGTCTTTCAGTCCCATTTTTACCAGTTCGGAAGGAGTGGAGTACCACTTGAGCATAAGAGCGAGTGCATCGATATGCTTTTGGATCTCTGCATCATCTGCTTCGATATCTCCCCAGACAAAAATGTTTCTGCCCTTACCAAGATCGTCCTTCAGAGTTTCCCACGTGTTACGCAGCTGCTCAACAACGATATGATCAACAGTTTCCCAATCAAGTTCTACAGTAAACTTAGACATAATCAATACTCCTTTTCAACAATAATAGAACAACACTTACCACCAAACCCGAACGAGTTGACAAGAACCTTCTTGACGTCAGTCTCGATGTTCTCTGTCACTACATCCATATCAGTGTCCTGACAACCGGCGGTATGAGGAATCACGCCGTTCTGAATAGACAGTACACTATAAATCGTTTCAAGTACACCTGCTGCAGCGAAAGTATGTCCAATTTTTCCTTTATTGGAATAGATCGGTGCATCGGTAAACTCGCGAACCACGTCATACTCTACAACATCTCCGAGCGGAGTGCTGGTTCCATGCGAGTTGACTGAGTCGACTCCTTCGAGATCCAGCTTCTCCAAGCAAAGACGAGCTCCGGCTCCAGAAGGTGCAGTCGGATCGTGTGCATCTGAAGCATTCGAAACTCCAGTGATACGAGCATAGACCTTCGAACCCATCGCTTCGGCCTTTTCTCGCGACTGAAGGATGATGCAACCTGCACCTTCGCCCATAATAAAGCCGTCGCGATTCTTATCGAACGGCATCGACTTCGAACCGATCGCTTTGATAATCGAAAAGAAGTAGAGATCCATGTGATTTACGCCAGCATCAGAGCCACCTACAATCACATAGTCATACTCATCGAGCATTCGCATAGCATATTCGATGCTTACCAAACCTGTAGCACAAGCAGAATACACCATGGTATTGATGCCAGTATATCCGTACTTGATTGAAATTTGGCTGCAGAGATAATCCTTCGTAGAGCGAAGGATCTGCTTAGGCTTTTGCTTTCTGCCTACGGCATCGAGCTTTGCTTTGAAAGAATTTCCACCTGTCAAAGTCGAGAAGATGACTCCTACATTTGAAGAGTGTGGCAGACCAGCCATATGTAAAGCTTGCTCGACTGCATGCATACCATATGCTACAGTACGAGGTTGCAATTCTTGGTCGATCTCGACATCAGGATAAAAGGCAGTTTTTACTTTGAGCGCGTGACCTTCGTGCACGTGAGGTTCGATAGGCTTATGGAAGTCTCGATCATTCAGCATGTTCTCCCAACAGTTGATGGGATTGTCTCCTAAAGCGTCGATCATTCCAAATCCAACGATGCATGCTTCTTTCATTAGAATATTTCCCACTCGTATTCAGAGTTGCCAGTTTTGAACCGCATATATTCGGTATCATCTTCATTTATCTTGTGCTCGAGGATCTCTGTCACGAGAGTCGTCTGCCACCAATCCTGGCCGGCATACGTACGACCATAAGGAGAACCGACACGAACAGAGGATCCAACTTCTGGTCGAGCATTGTGCTTAGTCTCAACGCTCAGAACCTTTCCAGTATCCTGATCGAAGGTCGGAAAAAACAAATCACACATCGGACCAGAGTCACCAGCACCATCATGAGTACGACGAAGAAAATAAGTCATTATACATGTTCTCCATCAGGACTACGTCCCCATCCAGACTTTCGCACAAACAGTTTAGGCTTTATAGTGGCTGCAGTCCATGTTGCCACTGTAATAGTGGCTGCACCAATCAAGACAGCATGTGCAAGGAAGTTAATATAGAAAAACGTTGCATTGCCTATCGCAACGCTAAACGCAACTACCCACATAAAAGCCAGAACCTGCAGTACATAATGTCGTGTTGAGACGTCAGGAATATTTCGAAGAGGACTTACCTCATGATTAAAGATAAAGTTCCAAGGATATACCACGCCATACTTTAAAATCTTATTCATCAACATTCACCTTCTTATAACGACTAATTGTTCCATCAGCTTCTTCGACCATAATCTCATCCATACGAGGATTGTGGGCTAGAATGCGTTGCTCATGATCCGCAACGATCTTGCCAGCTTCACGAAGAGTACGCATCACTGCATTGGCAATGCCTTTGGTATTACGACCTGTATCCATCGCAAGGCCAGCAGCATCAGCGCAATCGAAATACAGCTTATCTGGCAATGACCAAGACAAGTCGACTGCGTTTCCAAAGTCGCCTACGCGCCGAAGATATTCTTGTCCGCCGTCGACAGAGATAGCCCCACATGTGCAAGTCACAAAATCATGACGATGCTTCGAGACGATGAGGTCTCCACATGCCAAACAATTTACTGCGTTCTGAATAATCATTCTGCTATCACCTTTTCGTGCACCTGCGTAATGTGCTTACACTTATTATAGAAGTTAAAACCAGGACAGTCACACACCCAACCTTGATCGAGCATCGTGACGTGATACTGTTTGCCTTTACAGTTTATATATGGCCATGTCAGACCGACCAAATGATGGTCGTAAAACTCCAATCCAGGCAGTGCCAGTGGAGTACGAAAGGCGGAATAAGTTGGCGTATGGTCAATCATAGGTTCACCTTACTACAAAAAACTAATTTTGTAAACCCCCTAAAGCGAGGAGAATTAAAATAACGAAAAGAAAACCATAGAGGGCAAATCGGAAAAAAATCTTGGCGACCTTAAGTCCGATCCAAAGAAAGAGACCTAAGATCGCCAAGAACGGCAACGATGAGAGGAGGAACACGATGCTCAACCGCGTCTCTTACCAGTTGCCGGATCGGCCGCTTCAGACTTGGAAAGGACAACAAGTCCGCCTTTGTTATAGGCTTGGCCGATGATATAGTTGCTACTTACTGCAAGCTTCTCTTGCTCGTAAGAGGAATCCTTCGCGTAATGCACGCCGATCTCGTTCTGAGACGGGTACTTCTTACGATGATCTGATACGTTGTATTGTGGCAGAGGAGTGCCACGAAGCTTTGGCTTGTAATTGCCTGCACGATACGCTTGATATTCTTCGAACGTCTTCGGCTTGATGCCATTACGTTTGCAAAACTTACAGTCTTCGAGCCAAGCCAAACCAATTTTGGTATACTTGGACGTCGTCATTTTAGACTTACGCTTGCCATGATTAGTGGTAGTGTAAGCAGGACCAAGAAGATGCATTGTCATAATATAATTTCCTCCTGATTCTGGTATACACTACCACTAATTAATTGTACATGCTTACTTTACGTTGACGATGCCCTTGAAGTCGTAAGGGATAACGATCGTGTTGACCTTACCAGCAGCAACAGCTTCGGCAATAGTAACGATAGCAGTTGCTTCCATGTACTTCGTTGCACCAGCGTTGGCATTCAGAGCAGCGATACGCTGTGCTTCGAGCTTAGCAGTGCGAACTTCGACTTGCTTCTGCTTTTCAGCGTTCTGAGCCTGAACAAGAGCATTAGCCGAGGCTACGATGTTAGCGGCAGGTTTAACCTGACGAACGAGAACCTGTGAGATTGAAATTGCACCGTCAAGCTTCTCAGAAGCGAGCTGTGCTACAACTTCCTGACGAATCAACTGTTCCATCTCAGCGCGGTTATCAGCCATCTTCAAGGACTCGTAACGACGAGCAACCTTATAGGCAGCATTGCGACCAAGCTGACGAATGTAGTTGTACATCAGAAGAGTGTCACCTTCTTCGGTGTCAGCGTGGAAGCCACGGTTCTTCTCGATGTAGAGTTCTGCAACCGAACCAGGATTGATCGAGTAGATGACAGCCATATCGAAGTCGGCAACTGTGGAGTTATCCGAAGCGAGAGGAGTCAAGTCACTGACATCAACCTGAACGTCCTTCGTTGGGAATGTCATGACATCACCGAAGATAGTCTGATTTACAGAACCAGGCATCAACTCAGTTGTTTCAATAGTCTTGTCGAACGAACGCCGAACACCGACTTCACCTGTTTCGATACGAGTACATGCAGCAGTCGTGGCCATCAGACCAGCGAGAACAGCAATCTTAGCAATACGATTCATAATTTACTTTTCCTTTAGAACAAGACAATAATAGCAAGAGCAAGCAACGATGCAATTGTTGCAATACCCAACGAGTAACTGGCTAACTTAACAAACTCCATCTTTTCTTTTCCGGTTAACCGTCGGAAAATATCAATGCCAGTATACAAAATTATACACATTGACAAGAAAGCAATAATCATTTTAATCATAACAATTCCTTTTCTCATTATAAATCTCCGCAGCTTTCATAAAAAGCGTTGGAATCAACTCTGTAACTTGATGCAATAGCAACTCCTTATGATAGTCAACAAAGAACCAGTCACCTTTTTCGATTGCAATATGCCTACCCCAGCGATAGATATTTCGCAATCCTTGTTCATTATCATTCACACCAGGTACTACATAACCCAATTTGATCTTCTCTTCTACCCACCAATCCTCATGGAGAGAAGGCTTATCGCCATATGCCGGAATTGGTTTGCAGATTACAGCGGGCAATCTTTCGTAGAAGAATTTACAGAGATCATTTATAACCGGATTAGAGGTAGGATAGGCGTATCCCACTTTAACCTGGCCCACTTCCATTTCCCCATGCTTTTACAGGACCAGTATATTCTGAGTCCTTCCATCGCTGTTGGATTCTTTCTTCTACCTCGTCAAAGTGAAGAGGCGTGAAGTCGGTTTGCTCTACGCATACGCAGAGATATCGAGGATCAGGCTTATAAACAATATCTTCGTCTATTACCTGCCAACTCATTACTTCATTTGCGTGCAAATGTCCATGCACGTTGACACGGAATCTTTCAGACACACAGTCAGGATGTAGAGGGATATGGCTCAGAATGAACTTATCCACAAACACACGAACGCCGTGCATCTGCTCAAAGCCAACTGCACGATAGTCTTCATCCTTGAAGATGTCGTGGTTACCGCGTACAAGGATCTTACGACCATTCATACGCTTTACCAATTCGAGATACTTCTTATTGATTACTACGTCGCCAAGAAAGTAGACAGTGTCCTGCTCTTTCACTTTGGCATTGTGACGTTCAATCATGGTCTCGTTCATCTCTTCAGTTGAGGTGAACGGACGCAGCGGACTGCCGTCCTCGAGCTTGAACTTTTCCCATGAATTCGTATGACCAAGATGATGGTCAGAGATAACGAACCTGTTTACAAATCGAGTCACATTTCCACCATACGTTCGTATGCAGCCCGATCGGCTTGCTCATCGAGCCAAGCTTCGTAACCGTCCCAGAATTCTTGTTCTTCAGCAGACATCATCATATCCTTCTTGATTATAGTATCACTTTACCAAATCTGCAATAAAATGTACATGCTTATTTTAGTCGTGCATTTGAATGTCTTTGAGATGAGGAGAGATTTGCTTAGCAGAGTACTGAACTCCGTCGATCTCGAAGAAGTGGCGACCACCAATCGGACCAACCTTTTCCCAACGAAGCTTCAGCGTTTCCTTCTCGCGGAAAGGGCTGATTCCCCATGTCCACTTGCGGCCAGTCCGAAGTTCGAAAGCGCCGCCAGAAAGATTCGTAACCATGTTTGTGTCCTTCATCATTATAGGTCCACCTTACCAATGTTTTGATAAAATGTACATGCTTATTTTTAGTTGTAATTATCAATCACAGGAGATAGGCGAGACATAAGTCTGACGAATTTTATGCGGGGTTTTTTGTTAAGAACGATATCGTCGACGGTCGCGGCGACAAAATAATTTTTGTAAAGGGCGATTGAATATTCGAGGTCGGGATTTTGATTGATAAAATCGACGAGAAGTTGAATGGTGGGGAATTTAGGCGAAGAGGTGTCGAGGTTGTTGTTAAGACGATCGAAATATTGAATGGAGTACATGTGTTTTTTCCTTCTTGATTATAGGTTCACCTTACCAATGTTTTGATAAAATGTACATGTTTGTTTCGAAAAAAGGACAAAAAAATGGGCGACCCGAAAGCCGCCCATCATGCGTGTAGCAGGAGGAACCCCACCTGTGACCCTGCCTATTCCAGTCGTCAATTAAGACACTTGCCTCTTATACAGTTAAAACTGCATATCCACGCACCACATAGTGTACACCTATTTATACAAGTTCTTCAGTCAATTCTAAAGTTTTTTCGCGTTCAGCTAAAAAAAATGCTGGAGTGTGGCCATCAAAACCGCCACCAAAGTTGAGATGACGAACCATCTCCTTGGCCTTCCGCATTCCTAAACCTTTCAGTACGATCTGATCTGTCTTGGTCTCGAGAATATCTCCACCACGTTCTACATAACCAGCACCGATATCAATCAACTGGTTTTCATTTGTAATCTTGTAGTTAACCATTAATCTTCTCCCATACAATACCAAAACAAAGCTCTTGCATCTTACGATGAAACCAATTCGGAACTCGATGATCCTCTACCATCCAATATGTGCCAGGATGGAGTTGACATCTCCACTTGTAAACTGGAGGTTTGATGACCGTCCATTGTGGTTCGGGTTTGACTGACATTTTTTCAAAGTCCATTACTTAAATCCTGCAAATTTAATTTTCTCGAACTTGCTGACTGGCTTCGATTCATTCTCGAGTCGATAACCAGAATTGGAATTGTCGAAGACTGGTCGATCTTCATCCTGAACGAGATCTTCTTGAGCAGATGCTTCTACATTATACAGACGCATCTTCGAGTAGTCGACACCAATCACGAATCGCTTGTGCACCGATGGATCGCCGTAACGATTCTTCAACTGCTTTACCATGATCTGATTGAGTTGGCGTAGCTCTTCGCTCGTAATCAAGGCAAACATAAAGTCGGCCGTTGCTGGCAGACCGAACGATTCAGAAGTGTCTTCGAGACCAACATCAGAGTTACTGAAACCAGAACGATTAGTCTGAGTAGCCGAAATGATGGGCACGTTGAACTCGACGGCGAGGCCGCGAAGTTCTTCGGCGATCGCCTTGATGTAGGTGTACGAGTTGACGTTCGATCCCGGTTTGATCCTCGACGACGCACAGATGTTCAGATAATCGATGTAGATAATGTCGGGGATAAAGTTCTTCTTGATCTTCAACTCGTTCAAGAGATGTCGGAAGTTTGCGGATCCTGCGCATGCTGTTGGATACTCCTTCACAATGAGCTTGCCTTTTGCTCGTTCCTTGACTTTACCTACCAACTTGTAGTAGATAGCCTGTGGCAAATCTTTCAGATCGTCGAGTGTCACGCCGAGGAGATTGGCATCGATACGTTCAGCGATACGTTCTTCAGCCATTTCCAAAGTGATATACAGCACGTTCTGACCTGCCATCAAGTTATGAGCCGCATTATGACACATGAACAATGACTTACCGACACCAGTACCAGCAAGAGCGATGTTCAGTGTCTTACGAGGCAGACCGCCTTGAGTAATCTTGTTAAAGAAGTCAAGGTCGAAACCAATGCGGACTTCTTTACGATGATAGAACTCATAACGTTCTGCTGCATCATTCAAGAAATCATGACCGATGTGGCTATCGAAGGAAACACCGAGTGCATCAGTCAAGATCTGAGGAATAGCACCGACTGAGATGCTATCCTTCTTGCTATCGTCTACCAACTGAATAGACTGCATCAAAGCATTATACAATGCCTTGTCTTTACAAAACTTCTCGGTATTATCTACGAGCCATGCAACATCACGATCTTCAGACTTGTCAAGTCCAGAGACAATTTCTTTGGCAAGCTTGAACTGATCGTCAGACAAACCACCTACCTCGTTGAGATCAATCTCGACAGCAGATTTTGTGGGGAAGTTGTTGTACTTTCCCACATATTCATGGATGATAGAGAAGATCTTACGATCTACGGTGTCGGTAAAGTACTCTTCCTTGAGGAATGGAATGACCTTACGACCATAATCCTCGTTTTCAATAAGATTTCCAAATATGATGTGTTCAATTCTCATTCATCCTCCATCTCATAGACATCTGCCACTTCGTCTTCTTCTTGCATAATGGCACCTGCAGCAACAGCGTACTTCTTTTCAATGAACTCATTGAACTTAGGACACTGTAGGATAGGATGCCAGAAGCTGAAGTTATAGGTATCATTCAAGCGATACGACTTGTCTAAGATTTCTCCAGTAGTCATATCAACCTTTTGGAACCAACCAACCTTTGGCTTGATGACGTGACCAGACTCGAGAGCCATGTCAAGTAGACCAGACCATTTGCTGATGCCTTCGTCCCATGATACTTCGATTGGAATCTTGCTCTTTTCTTTTACAAAGCGAGACTTCTCAACGTTGATGATGAAGTTGTAACCAGTGACTTCCTTGCCATCCTTCTCTTGTTGACGACCAAGAATGAAGATGTTGTCAGCTGAGTAATAGATGCCAGTGCCACCAGATACGACGGCCTTCGAGTACATCTCTTGAGTCTGATATGTGTGGTTGACCACGATCAGAGGAATGTCCTTGAGGTTAAGATGGGGCGTAACCATGCGGAAGAGCGACTTGAGTTGTTTTGCGCGAGTCATATCGGCGGCTGAGTTCTGCTTCAGTGCATCTTCGACTTCCTTCTTCGAAGCGAGATTGCCGACCGAGTCGATCACAACGATGACACGATCGCCACGCTTGATCTCTTCGAACTGATGCATAATATCAAACTTCAACTGTTCGACATCTGTGATGGGAGTATGGAGAACTCGAGATGTGTCGATACCGAACGAGTCGAAGTAAGATTGCGGAGTACCGAATTCTGAGTCATAGAAAAGCATGACTGCATCCGAGTACTTGTCCATGTATGCCTTGGCCATTAGCAGACTGAACGATGTCTTGAAGTGCTTCGATGGACCTGCCCAGATAGTCAGACCGGGAACGAAACCACCGTTAATCTTGCCGCTCAAGGCAATGTTGATGGCAGGAACGGTGGTTGCAACCATGTCCTTGGCATTGAAGAACTTCGAATCAGATAGGATGTCTGAGTCTTTGATGGTTGTATTCTTACGAAGTTTGTTAAGTAGGTCTGACATAATTTCTCCTTGTCTGATTGTTCAATATACACGATGTATCTTTATTTGTACACCATTAAGATGCGAGAATCTTATTTAATTTATCAATGAAGAGATCGATCTTCTCGGCACGATTAGGCCAGTTGATGATCGGGTTTTTATCTGCATCTTTCTTTAAGTTTACAAGTAAAGGCATGATGGCAGCATACATTGCATCTGCCTTATCGTTGCCTTCTTGTTTGATTTCTTCTTCAGATGAAGTCGTGAAACCAAAATCAAAGTCTAAGTCTATATCTAGTTTAGCCATTAATAACTCCTATTGTCCAGTTTTCAGCGCAATCTTCTGCGTATCGTAATGTTTTGTCTTTTAAAACTCGCGTTTCAATATGCTCATCATTTTCAAAAAACTTGACATAGTAATAATCATCATAGCTTTGCTTATGCAATTCAGCTCGGTGGTTTGCATATTTTCCATTACCATTATATTCTGTTACTATCATGAGAACCAATCCTCCAGTGTTGCGCGTTTTTCTGCTTGCCAGCCCATTGTGTTAGTGATAGATTCGATAGGACTGAGATAGCCTTTCTCGAACTGCACAGCATAGTCGATGTAAGCTTCCATCTTCAATTCTTTTGGTAGACCGTTCGGACACGAGATAACATAGTCTTGTGTCGGATTTGGGTTTTTCAAGTATGCGAACTTAATCTTCTCACCGCTGGTAATCGATTGATATTTATTTGTGAGTTTCTTCTTCTTCAACATTTCGTTGTAGACCACAGAACCACGAACGTGGATAGGAGTCTGGCTTTGGAACCTGCCACCTACCCAATATTTCTCGATGTCCTTGACACCACGGGTGAAGGCCACGTCGTCAAATCCAAGAGAGGAAAACTCTGACTTGAAGTTGGCCACATACTTCTGAAGATCCGATTCAGATCCAGCCATGATAATCTCGAGAGACTTCTTAATGGCATCACGACATGCAGTCGGAGTCGAGGATCGAACTGCTTCGATGCCTGTCATCTTCAACTTCGGCTTCTCATACTCAACACCTTCAGAGTTCCATACATTGAGGATGTACATTTTCTTGGCTTTCCAGATGCCTTTGTCTGCGATGTTCTCTCGCTTCATTTGCATCTTCTGAGCATATGCATGCATATATTCGGCAAGCTCTTGATAAGAACGATCGATGAATGGTTCGATACGTTCCTTACAGATCTTGTCGATATACTGAATCACCTTCTTGGTTTCAGGCACATCATCACCGAATACATTCTTGACGAGGTATTCGAGCGTCACATACACCGAGTCGGTGTCGGAAGCCAACACATAGTCAAAGTTTTCTGTCTTCAACAATTTGTTGAGATAGTCGTTGAGCTTCTTCTCGATCCAACGAATGCTGAGCTGACCAGAGGTAGTGATGGCTTCGGCATTGTTCACGTCAAACCAACGGAACCACTTGTTACCGAGAGCGCCATAAGCCGAGTTCAGCTGAATCTTCTTGGCCATCTGCATGTTATCGAGTCGTGCGATTTCCTTGACAAGACGAGGATCTTTCGTCTTCTCATATTCCTTCTTGCACTCGATCATCTGCTTCTTGTATTTCGTACGATCGTCATACATACGATCCATAATCGATGGTAAGAAACCGCGTTTTTCTTTTGTATAGATACAAAGGTTGGCAGCGATAGTGCAGTTCGTTTTATCAAGATAGCCACCGAACTGACTAGCGCCACCAACAAGTAGGTCGTCGATTGACACCTTATCTTTTAAGCGAGTAACAAGAGTCTCGGGGGAGATGTTGTACTGCATGATAAGGTGGGGATAAAGGGAGTTCAAATCGAACGACACAACCCATTTACTCATACCGACCTTTGGATCTTTGACATATCCGCCTACGAAGGCTCGGTCGGGTTTATTCTTATCGTTGAGAGGCACTACGATGTTTCGATCGAGTAGGTAGTTGTGAGTGATCACGTCCCACTGTTTCACGGTTGTCATAGTATCTTCATAGTTAACCTTGGCATCATAAGCCAAAGCATAGACCAACTCGATGAGCTTCAGCTTATCTTCGAGCCTCTCAACGATCTCAACGTCTCGAATGTTATACTCGATGTAACGTTGAAAGTTCCTCAGACGAAGGTCGTCGAGGTCGGTATAACCTTCGTCGCGAAAGTCAATCTTACCTTCACCTAGCTCAACTTGAGCGATGTAGTCAAGTCGGTAAGATTCCTGCTCTGTGTACGTAAACTTCCGATAAAGCTGGATGTAATCGAGGACTGCGATACCGACAGGCGCGTAACAAATGCATTCTCGGCCACGGCTGTTAACTTTGTATTCACGGAGCATTTTCCAGGGAGAGAGACGTTCAGCGTGATCAGATCCAAGAACCCTTCGAATCCTGTTGACAAGGTACGGAATGTCGAAGAACTCGATGTTCCAGCCCGTGACAACGTCAGGCGAGTAGAGTGACCCGTTCCAGACTTCAAGGAAAGCGAGTAGGAGTGCAGATTCGTCTGCGCATTTGTAATATTGTACATTGTCTTGATGTTCCTTATATTCACCGCATCCAAATGTAGTCTTTCTACCATTGCGGCCGATGGTAATACCCGTGATTTCTTTGTCTGCTTCCTCGATGTCAGGAAAACCGCCTTCGATGCTGGTCTCGATATCGATCGAACAAACTGAAATGAGGGCGGGATCATACCTGATCTCACCCTTATAATTGTCATAAATATACATGTAAGGCCAATCAGAGAGGCCATAGATGTTCATGCCTGCCACGTTTTCGTAACTTTGCAGAAACTCTCGTGTTTCAGACATGGAGTCGAACTGCATCTTGCCGACATATTCACCCTTCAGGTTCTTATGTTCGGTTTGTGCATTTGCTTGAACGAATAAATAAGGTTTGTATTTCACAGAAAATTTGACGGGCTTGCCGTCAGATATTCCACGTACTAAAATTTGATTTCGATGTCGAGTAACATTGGTGTAAAAATTCATGAGATCTCCAGTGTCTGGCCGCATTGTTAGTTATACCCTAAAACCCGAATAAAGTACATAGTAAAAGGCGATAAAAATGAAACTAACTGAACATTTTTCTTTGGCAGAAATGATTGTTTCTCCTACTGCAAAAAGACTTGGACTGAGTAACACTCCAACTCCAGAACACATTGAGAATATGCGTTACTGCTGTGAAAAGATTCTCGAACCAGTTCGTGCTAAGTTTGGACCAGTCACAGTCAACTCTTCGTATCGTGCTCCGCTTGTCAACAAGGCAGTCGGTGGCTCGAAGACATCTCAACACGTTAACGGTCAGGCAATTGACTTTGAAGTTAAGGGTGTCGATAACAAAACTGTTGCCGATTGGATCGGTGATAACCTTGAATTTGATCAAGTGATTCTTGAGTTCTACACAAAGGGCGATAAGAATTCAGGATGGGTTCACGCTTCGATCAAGAAGGGTGGAGGCAACCGCAAAGTACGTATGATCGCTACGAAGTCAAAAGCTGGTGGTACGGTATACACTACTGTTGCCGACTTTGATCCTTCGACGACAAAGGCTGCTGGTGCACCTACCATCAAGACAGTCAACTCACAGATCACTGACTCTGTAACGCAAGCTAAACCAGTAGCTGCAGGTCTTGGTCCATTAGCTGCTCTCCAAACCAAATGCGGTATTGCTGCTGACGGTAAATGGGGACCTGGCACATATAAGGCAGCAAGAGATTACTTCAAGCTGACAAACAATCAAGCGGCGCACTTCTTCGGCCAGTGTGCACACGAGTCAGGTGGGTTTAAGGTGTTCTCTGAGAACCTAAACTACTCTGATAAGGGACTCAACGGAATCTTCAAAAAGTATTTTCCTACGATCGCTTCGACTGCAGGATATGCTCGTAAGCCAGAAAAGATTGCAAACAAAGTGTATGCTAATCGGATGGGGAACGGATCAGAAGCATACAC